TAGGCACAGCGGACAACGACATTAACGCGATTCGCAACATGGGCATGGTTCCGCAGGGCTACACTGTTAACCACTTCCTCGTCGATCCAGATGCGTTCTTCATTAAGACTGACGCTCCGAATGGCATGAAGATGTTCAACCGTGCTGCGATCAAGACTGGTTTTGAAGGCGACTTCGATACTGGCAACGTCCGTTACAAGGCAAGAGAGCGGTACAGCTTCGGGTTCAGCGACCCTCGCGGAATATTCGGATCACCCGGCACTCCGTAAGTAAAATCAACGACTTATGTCGTTACTAAGGGCCCTTCGGGGCCCTTTTTTATTGTAATGGGTAAATAGCAATACAAGGCTTGACAACACTCTTTAACGGGTCTACTATCTCAATTACCCAGTAAGGAGAAGTTAAAATGGCTGTTATCTATCGCATTACAAACATGATTAACAACAAGTATTACATTGGCAGCGCGGAGTCTTTTGCGCGCCGCGAGTGGCAACACAAGAACGATTTAAAAAGAAATGCGCACAAGAATCCGCACCTTCAAGCTTCTTGGAATAAGTACGGTGGAGATGCATTTGTTTTTGAAGTGCTAGAAGAAATTCCAGAGGGGGAATCACAACTTGCATGGGAAAATAAATATCTTTCTTTGTACGCAGCAAATTACGATTGCTACAACATAAATCAAAATGCAGAACTTCCCCGGTTAGGGCTTAAACATACTGAAGAAAGCAAACAAAAAACTAGCGTAAGCCGTACAGGAAAAGCTGCTGGAGCCGAACACTACCGCTACGGCCAAACGGTAAGCCCAGAAGTTCGACAGAAGATAGGGGATACCCAGCGAGGTGTAGCCAAATCTGAGCGAACAGAAGAACACCGCCGAAACCTTTCCATAGCCAACGCAGGCAATCAGAACTGGTTAGGCAAAACGCATACTGAAGAGGCTAAAAACAAGCTTCGCAGGGCTGTTCTTGCAAAGCTGCCAGATGGGCAGACACGTATTTTTGCAGGGCTATCCGTTATGCGGGACGAGTTGGGTGTTTCTATCGCCACGACCATTAGAGCCTGTGGGTCAGGAAAGCCGATAAAGTGCGGTGTTTTGGCAGGCTGGGTGCTGTCCTACGCAGATGCTGCGCCTAATCAAGGTCCTAGCATATCTGAAGAGTACGCAAGTTACCCCCGCACCCGGCAGATCGCTAAAGACGCAGGCGTTAAAGAGTACTTTACTGGGGTGCCTTGTGTCCGAGGGCATGTAGCCCCTCGAAAAGTTAAGGGCAGTTGCACTGCATGTATGAGAGAGGATTGGAAAGTAGAAAACGAAAAACGCTCATTAAAAAGTAAGCACATTGACACCCAGCCGCGTAGCTGATAAAAAGAGCGCATCCCGAGAACAATTTACGCGCTGCAGACCGACTCGGCGGACGACATGCAGACTGAAGCGCATACTTGCATGTGAGGATTCTCAAATGGCGAACACTCGTTTCTCCGGTCCAGTACTCTATTCTGGCGCAAACACAAACGCTTCTTTTGCTGGTATCGGTCAAATGCCGATCGGCATCAACCCAGCTTACTTCTCCATCGTTGACGACTTTGTTGGTGTGGCGTTTGACTCTACCAATGACTGGACTGTGGTAAAAGACTCAGGTGCCTCTGTAGGTATCGTGGCTGACACCGTTGGCGGCGAGATAGCACTGACATCTGCTGCCACAACTGACGACGATGGTGCGTCCATTCAGGGCAACGAAATCTTTGCCGTAGCCACTGACAAGGACATCTACTTTTCAACGCGCTTGAAGTGCAACGACGCAGACCAGACTGACATTTGTGTTGGCCTGACTGTTAACTTTGCCACTAACCCAGAAGCGATGTTGACTGCAGCTGACCGCATCGTGTTCCAAGTGAACGACGGCAACGCCTCAATCCTGTGCAAAACTGAGAAGAACGGCACCGAGACTTCAACTGATTCTCTGGTGGACTTGTCCGACGACACCTACGCTGTGTTGTCGTTTAATGTCACCAGCACTGGCAGCGTGACGTTTTTCGTTAACGGCAAGCAAGTTGCTCAACACACCACCAACATCCCAGATGACGAGAACCTGACGGTTGCTGCAATGAGCCTGTCTGGATCTGCGTCTGGCACCCGTGCTACCACGCTTGATTATCTGATCGCGGCTCAGACGCGCTAAGGAGTGATCCATGAGCGAAGAAAAAGCTAAGAAGCCGGCCAAAAAGCCGGCTAAAGCGCAGGTAGAACAGGCACCGGTGCCGGCAGATTTACCGCCGGTTGGCTCAGCTGCCCGCAAAGCAATGATTTTGCAGGGTCTGATTAAGGAGTAATCCATGAGCTTCAGTAATATTCAATCGGTCTCAAAAGCAGCAGATGCGTCGGCGATTGTTGGCCGCACCCGCGTTGTTGGCGTGTATTACACATGCAGCAACACAGCAGCGTCCTTTAGTCTCAAGGACGGAACGACAACTGCCGGCACCGCAAAGATGACAATTACCACACCAGCCGCTGCGGGTGGTTACGACATTATTATCCCTGACATGGGCATCCTGTTTGAGACGGGCGTGTTTATCGATGTCAGCAGTGCTGAAGTCACCAGTGTGACCCTGCTGTTTGAAGGCGGAGCGGCTGCGTAATGGCGACCAAGGGTATGGGGATAAAGACTTCGGTGAAGTCTGGCAATTTCCGCCCTACGAAGTCTGGCGCAGGCATGACGGAGAAGGGGGTCAAGGCGTACCGTAAGGCCAACCCCGGCAGTAAGCTTAAAACGGCGGTGACGGAAGACAAGCCCACTGGCAAGCGCGCGGAAAGACGAAAGTCCTACTGCGCTCGCTCTGCGGGGCAGATGCGGGACTTCCCAGAGGCCGCAAAAGATCCAAACAGCCGGCTTAGGCAGGCTCGCAAACGGTGGAAGTGCTGATGAAAAAGACAAAGTCCAAGGTCAACGAGGCAGGCAACTACACCAAGCCGACGCTGAGAAAGCGTTTGTTTGAAGAGATTAAGAGCGGCGGAAAGGGCGGCAGCCCCGGACAATGGTCCGCTCGTAAGGCACAGATGTTGGCTCAAAAATACAAAGCTGAAGGAGGGGGTTATCGTGATTAATATTGAAGAGTTTCGCATCAAAGACGGTTGGAAGGCTAATTTTTTAAATACTGCTGTTCAGCCGATGGTTGACGGGCACATGGTAAATTGCGCGATTATGGAAGAAGGCCCCTGCACCTGTGGTACGCAGGAAGAGCTCGAGGCGTTGGCGCTTGAAGATGCTGGCTTAACAGCAGAAGACTATGAATGAAAGCGCCCCAAAAATCCTTAAAGGCGTGGGGCGACCAGAAATGGCGAACCAAGTCTGGCAAGCCGTCCACGCAGGGCTCCGAGGCCACGGGCGAGCGGTATTTGCCTGAAAAGGCGATAAAGGCGCTCAGCGCATCGCAGTATGCTGCAACAACAAAGAAGAAACGAGAGGACACGGCCAAGGGCAAGCAGTTTTCCAAGCAGCCAAAGACCGTGGCGTCTAAAGTAAAAACATATCGTAAGCGAGGTGCATGATGGCTGGACGTGGAATGGGTGCTGCTACAAAAGGCGGCGGAGCAGTTGAAAGTGGTCCAAGAAACCGTGTGCTGTCCGAGACAAGCAAAACGACTGGCCCCGTCATGATGGCGAAGGGTGGTCTGGCTAAGAAGAAAAAGAAGGTCATGGCTAAGGCCAAAGGCGGAATGGCCTGCTCATGAGTACTTCTGGGACAACAGACTTTAATCTGAGCATCGATGACCTGATTGAAGAGGCGTTCGAGCGTTGCGGTATGCGGATGACCTCGGGTTATCAGCTGTCCTCTGCGCGCCGTTCGCTGAACCTGTTGTTTCTTGACTGGGCGAACCGTGGCCTGAACCTGTGGACGATCGAGGAGGCCACCTTCCCGCTGACGCAGGGTAGCCGGGTGCTGAACCTTCCTCTGGACACAGTCAACGTACTTTCTGCAGTTATCCGGCAGAACACGACAGGTCAACAGCAGGATGTCTCCATCGACCGGATTAGCCGCGAGGAGTACTTGGATCTGCCTGATAAGACGACCCAAGCACGCCCAGCACAGTTCTACGTGGAACGTACCAACGCGCCAAAGGTTTACTTGTACCCAGCAGCCGATCAGGTGTACACCTTCGTTTACTACCGAATACGACGCATTCAGGACGCCGGCAACTACGAGAACACCTCAGACGTGAACTTCCGTTTCCTGCCGTGTCTGGCCTCTGGCCTGTCCTACATGCTGTCGCTGAAATACATGCCTGATCGCACGGGCGCTCTGAAGCAGATCTACGAAGAGGACTTCTTGAGAGCGGCACTGGAGGACAGGGACACCGCGAGTTTCCACATCGTGCCGGACTTCGGGGTGTGACATGGCATTTGCGTCGGGTAAGTATTCGTATTCGCTCTGCGACTTCTGTGGGCAGAGATACCCGTACAAAGTATTGCGTAAAAACTGGCGTGGCTTCATGGTTTGTCCCGACGATTATGAGCCAAAAGAGCCGCAGCTGCAGCCTTTGCGGTATACTGGCGATGCGATTGCGCTGCGCGATCCAAGGCCGGACAGGGTAGAGCCAACGGTTATTTACCTTGGCTTGCCGGGTGACGCAGCCTTCCAGAGTATCGGCAGTGCAAATGGCGGCACAAACATGCAGCCGTTCCCGCAGCAGATTGCGGTTCAGGGCGTTGGATCCATTGGCAAAGTGACTATAGTGATAACCTGATGAACTACAGCGAGCTGGTTACAAATATACGAAATTACACCAACGTCGATGCCAACGTCTTCAGCAATTCCGTGATCGATACCTTTATCACGATGGCCGAAAACCGAATCCTGCGCGACATTGATCTGGACGTATTTAAGAAAGAATCTACCAGCACGATGACCACCGGCAATCGGTTCCTAGCGTCACCCAGCGACATCTTGACGCATCGGTATATCTTCATCACAGTTGCCGGCAAGAAGGTGTACTTGGACTTCAGGGACACCTCCTTCATGAAGGAGTATGCGCCTGACGCTGCGGCGGTCGGTGTGCCCAAGTACTACTCCGTGTGGGACCAGAACACGTTCAGCTTGGCACCAACGCCCAACGCGGACTACGCGGTGGAGCTTGGATACATCTACCGTCCGGCGCAGCTCTCTGCTGCCAACCCAACAACGTGGATTAGCACAAACGCACCAGAGGCGTTGCTCTATGCGTGCCTGATCCAAGCTTACAGCTACACGAAGGGTCCAGCTGAGATGCTTGCCTACTTCGACAACAGCTACAAGCTGGCGATACAGGGTCTGGGCATTGAGCAGCAGGGCAGACGTCGCCGTGACGAGTTCCGTGATGGTATGATTCGTATACCAATCAAATCTGAATCACCGGGACCATAATCATGTTTAGCACAACAGGCGGCGGAGCACTCGGCATCATCAAGGCATCATCTGTTTCGGGTCGGGGGTTTACTCCTGAAGAGCTGGCTGAGGGTGCGCTAGATAAGATTATCTACATCGGTAAAAGCTCAG